TTAATAAGTTAGCTAATAGTTAACAGAGAAAGGGAGCTTCGGCTCCCTTTTTTTATCCACCAGACATAGACTGTATTTGCTCTAGAGTCATATTTCCAAAACCGCCATATATGTCTTGTGGAAGCCCTGATTCAGAAGATGCTGCTTTAGGTGTTCCAGTTGCAACAGTTAGACTATCTCCTCCAAGCTGTACTGTAGAGTTTCCACCAGTTCCAGGAGGACCATTCATTCCAGCATTAGCAGCCACTGTATCGGCAATAGTAGCTTCTGTCGTGGCCAGCTCTGCACCTGATGTTGGTACTGAATAAGCAGCTACAGCAGCCTCAGCTGCAGCAATATCATCTGACATATCAATTAGCCAATCAGGTGTAGCAGCATCTATAGTTTTAACAGCCATAAGTTTTAATTTAGCTGGTATACTTGCTACCCAATTACCAAAGTCTTCAAAGCCTTGTTTTACTTTATCTACTACATCGTTCCATACTTCACCGACGTATGTGTATAAATCAAAGTCTGGTGCATTTGGATCATCGTCTTTCCAGCTGAATTTTTCCATAATCCAATTAACTGCTTTAGATATGGGTTTCCAAACTATAGTATTAATTATTCCTTCTTCGCCATATAAACCTTGCCATAATGTTTTAATAGCTGTAACAGGATCTGTGAATAATGTTTTAACCCAATCGACTGCACTAGATATAAATTGAAATAGACCATCGAGCATGTTAGTAAACAATGTTGTGAAAGAAAAGTCTTTTAGCAATTCTGCTTCTTTATCAAATCCGAATTTTTCTAATACCCATGCAACCAAATCTTTTACTAGATCCAGAGGAATAGTAATTAGAGATGTTGCGAAGCCTTCGATACCACCTTTAAGTCCACCAAGAAAACCTTCTTCTTTCCATCCTTCGATAATACCAGTAATTGTTTCCCATGCTGTAGTAACAATCGCAATCGGTGCAAATACCTTACCAACAACTCCAGCAATTTTAGTAACAATTCCACCAAATCTTTTAACTTTAGCTGCAACGCTATTAAACCAGAATCTTACTTTATTTGCTGGTCCCATAATACTATCTTTGATTATAGTTGAAGCAGTTGAAATAGGAGTAATTATATTTTTTATTCGCTGACCTAAGATGCTAAAAATGCCTTTAACTCTTCCTATTTGTTTACCTAAAACACTATCTGGGTTTATAGCAAATTTACCTTTAAAATCATCGAGTAGCAATCCTATACTAGTACCTAATGAAGTAATACGAGTATTGATCCCTATCCTAACTGAGGCTATTCTTGTTTTCCATGATTTTTTCATATCATCAATTAAGTCTGTAAATGATGCAGGAGTTAAAGCTTTAGTATAAGCTTTGATGGCTTTTACTTGACCTTGAAGCATACCAAGAGAAGCGCCTAGTGCAAGAGCTGCAGCAGCTAATCCTGTGCCAAGAGCCATAAGACTCCCGGTACCATCAGGACCTTGAAACTGATCAGGACCTTCTTTGTCGTCGTTATTACTTCCTAGACCTTGAAGAAGTCTTAGCATCTCACGCTTTTCTTCTAGTTCAGCTAGGCGATTACCAGTTAATACTTCTACTAGATTATTAATCGAAAGCGCTATAATGGATTGAGTTTCAACTGAAACCGCCATTGTTTTTTTAATTTCTAATAGATGTGCCCGCGCGTTACGTGTGTGCCTTTCGACCTCATACGTAGCCCGGTTATTTTCTTCCATCTGATTAGTTAATTCAGCTAAACTCATTTCTTATTCCTTTTTAGCGCCTTCACCAGCTATCTTCTTTGTTGTTGTTTTTGCCTGTCGCTCTCTTCTTTCAAGTGTTCTAACAACATAGTAACATAGACTTCTCTTTCCCAAGGTAGCATCTCTTCTAACTCTTGCAAGCTATATTGATGATGCTGCATCATATTAAAATTCACTTGATAATGGTTAACAAGCGAATCATGGGAGAGGGCAATTAGAAAAAATTTGCTGTGCCTTTAACCACATGCTCGTTTTTATCTCCGCAATTTTCACAATCAAAATTAAGATTAATTTGTGCTGTCGGCATATCTTCTAAATATTCACGAATCTTTTGAAATTGATTTGATGTAAGTGAGTCAATAAATTCATCAACTTCTTTTGTTGATTGTTCTTTTACATTAAAGACTTCTTCACTAGTATAGATCGTATCAATCGAAGCACGAACCATTCCCATCATTTTATCAACATCACTTAGGTCTCCGCCAATATCCATAACATCATTGATGCCCGGATATTTCATGGTAACCCCTATTCCGTCACTTAATTCAATAGTAGAATTTAGGTCCTCGGCAGTATTCACATACACATCTTCTAGCGAAAACTTAATTTCATTTTTATGTTCACATGATTTACATTTCATTCCAATAGTAGTAGATTCACCTACTGATTTAGAACGTAGTTTAACAAAGAGATACTCAAGGTCAAACATTGTTAATTTAGTAATATCAACTGCACCAAATGTGCATGCGTCAATAAGATCTTTCATTGCGCCAACAACCTGTCGTTCGTCTTGAGACTCTGACGCGATCATTAACATTTTTTCTTCTCTGACCTGGTATGGTCTAAATTCTACATCAGCACCAGTAGACGGTACCTTTGTATAATATTTTGGCGTATTCAGCTTTGGTAAAGCCATTTCACATCACTCCTAGAATAATTTACCAATGTTTCTTACAAGGTTTACTGAGTTACTTATAAGATCCGTTGCGCGGCCTGCTAGATTAGTAAAGCCGTCAAGTGTTCCAACTTCTTCCCAATCCTCATATGACATTGTAACATTACAACGAAGAGTTTGGTTTTCTGCTGTATTAGAAAGTTCTACTGATCCTAATGTAGTAGGAAAAGCATTCTTTAGTTTAATTGTTTTGACTGGGATGTAATCAGTATTTCCCATTATTTGAATTAGTACTTCTGATCCAATATCATCAAGGAAAGATACTGTTCTGTTTCCCGCAGGATCAATAATTGCTTGCTGCCATGAATTAAAAAAGTTCCATATATACATGTCATTTGTTAAATGAAATACCATATTGACATCTTCATTCATATATGCATATGGCTTTTTAATTGCTTTTACATCTGTAAAATGTTCTTGTGTGGCAATTTGTCGACCTGGAATAGTTACAGATTCACATAGCAGATACATATCACGAGGATCTTCAATAAAGCTTTTTAAAGATAAGCTGCCTCCACTAATTAATGATCGTGCAGCATTATTTAAAATGCCTTCTATATCATTATTAATTAGCGATGGTTTCTTTGCAGGATGAGAAATATAAAGAGCAAACCTATTGCCCTTTGCTAATCCACCTCTACGGCCAATTGTTGACTTTAATGTATCAATGCCAGCAGGTAATGCCATTTATATCATCCTTTTCGAAGCGCCCCATACGTGCGTCTTATTCTTGCCACGGAACTGTTCGGTCGGAAGAAAGATTGCAATGTCCCACTCAGGTGGTTCTACACGTGCAACATTACCTTCAATACCTTTAGTTAGATAGCGTTTAAAGCATGGCTGAAATTCACGATACTTCGAAACAGACTTAAGTATGTTATAGTTAACATTGAGTCGTGTTGTTTCATCAAATTTATTATTGTTTGCAGTTTCCATAAGTTTATCTAAAAACTTTGCACGAAGCATAGGTGAAAGATAATGTAGATTTAATCCATAGAATCCGTCACGTGTCGGCTCAACCATAATAGCAAGAGGGAAGGCATCATAATACGGCAATGTCTTACGGTGTTTAGGATCGTAAAAGTACATATACATATCACCAGGTACAGGTCGTTTCTTTCTCTCTAGCGCAGGATCTCTAAGTAGTTTCCTGCGATTCACGCCTGATAGTTCTTTGGTCTTACCTCGAAACCATCGGCGTGCTTCTAAAGATCTGGCCTGCAAACCTTTACGGTATGCCTCAATCTCTAATTTGTGAAATAGTGAATTTTCCATAATACTATTTATACGTTATTTCAGGATCTTTATGCCCATAGATTTAAGAACATCTTCATGCCATATCACAAAGTGCCAGCCACGATTAGCACAAAATTCTTCTGCTGCTTCCCATTTAGATTGATTTTTGATATATGTCATTGCTTCTGATATATACCTCTTTGATCTACGAGATGCAGGTTTAGGCGGCATAGTTTCCTTTTTAGGTTTTATCTCAACCAGGTATGTGGCACCTGTTTTATCTTTGTAATATACATCAACGAAGTATCTGTGCATGCGTTTATCAGTTGCACATCTATATGGGATTACTACTTCTTCTGAGTTCCATTCGGTAATATCTGGGTTTGCATCAATCCATCTAAAGGTATTTCGTTCCCATAATGATCGATATACTATCGTGGTAGGGTCTCCCTTATACTTTTGTGGGTTTTTAGGGCGATATTTCCCCTTGTATGTCATTCTGGGCATATAAATAACCTTATAAGATTTTAAACTATATGGAGCTATTTATGGCACTTCGATATCCGATTGATGTACAGGGGAGAGGCACGCCTTTTATTTTGTTTACGTCTCACCGAGCAAAATATAAAGCAGCAGCCACTCAAACAACACTGATTGATAATAAATCGTGTGCATTGTATATGCCTCCAGGCTTTCAAGTTGCAGATATTATGAGGTATGAATCCGCTTCACCTGGTTTACTTGGAGGTGTTGCAGAAAACTTACTAAGTGATAATAACGACTATAGCGCAGAAGATATTAGAAATATCGCATCTACTGGTGCAGCGGCAGCAACGCAAGCTGCAGCAGCAACTATTGGTAACGCACTGGGTGGTGCACCTGGAACAGTAATAGGTGGTGTTGGTTCATCTTCAGCTGGTGCAGCTGTAGAAGCCGTAAGAGCTAAACGCATGCAGAATATTACAAATCCCAATGAATTTATGTTATTTAGAGCTCCGGGTGTAAGGCAGTTTTCTTTTACGTTTAATATGATACCTACTTCTGCAAGAGAATCAGATGAGACAATTAAGATCATACAATACTTTAGGGAGCGTATGTATCCTACTTTAAGTGCGAATGATTTAATGTTTAATTTTCCAGAAGTATTTACTATTAAATTTAAAAACGTAGACGGTATTCCAAAAATCGCAGAGTCTGCTTTAACTAATGCTAGTACACAATTTAATCCTAATAGTATGTCATACTTTAAACGTGGGAATCGTCCAGTTGAAATTGGTTTAACATTATCATTCCAGGAATTAATGCCGCTTACTCAGAAAAATATTAAGGATGGATTCTAATGGCTTATTTTAATAATTTTTCTAGTGTTGAATATGACTTTGATGCATCAGGTATTAATAGAGAAATTAAAAACCTTGCACAGTATTCTACTATCATAACAAAGAATATTGACAATGTCGCATTCTATTCTTATTATAACATTCAAGACGGCGAGCGTCCAGATACAGTATCACAAAATTTGTATGGAACTCCAGATTATTATTGGACATTTTTTATTGTTAATAATGAACTTCAAAATTACTGGCATGATTGGCCTAAAAGCTCTGAGTCATTGCGTAAATTTGCAGAAGCAGAATACATTGGCCTAGCTGCAATCTTTGATGCAGATGAAGAAGCGTTTGGTAAATTTGTTGTAGGAGGGACAGTAACCGGTTCTCTATCAAATGCTACTGGTACGGTTATTGCTATATACCCAACTCTTGGCTACATTCAAATAGAACAAAATAAAACTTCAGTTGCTAACTTTAGAACAGCAGGCGAGTCTATAACACTTACAGCTTCCAATAGTACAGCTTCTGAAGATATTGCACGGGTAGGAAACACGCTAGCATGTACATCTATTGTTAAGGCAGCATATGCTCCTAATTATCATATAGATGATGGTACAAAAGAAAGAACTCGTAGGCGTACTGCAGGGACAAGTCCTGTTACTAACTTTGAAGAAGAAAACGAAGTTAATCTAATTAAGTCTCGTATCAAAGTTATTAAACCAGAATTCATTGGCGAAGTAGTAGATGCCTTTGAAAGATCTATGAGAGACGCATAATATGCCACCACCTAATTATAATGCAAGGCAGGGTAATGACCTAAAAGATTCGGTTCCTAAAAAACACCGAGATCTTAAAGTTTCTATTATTACTCGTGTTGCTGAAGTCGAAATCACAGATCTTATAATAGAAATTTCTTTGTTTGAAGCAATTGATAGCCACTTTATTCATGGTGAGTTAAAATTTGCTGATAACTCTGGTTTGGTTACAGCCCTTCCAATTATTGGCCAGGAAGAAGTTAAAATATCATTTACAAGACGTGGTCATAAAGTAGAAAAGACTTTTGCATGCACTAGAGTAAAAGGTATAGAGCAAATGGTTAATAACGCCGCAGGTGTAGTATTAACACTTACATCAAAAAAGCATTTAACAAATGCGGTATCTTTATTTTCTAAGTCTTATACAGGATTAGCATCAGATATTATACAACAAGTGCATACTAATTTTTTTAAAGAAGAAATAGAAATTAAATCTCCGTCAGGCAGTGCACATAATGTAGTATTTCCATTTGGTAAACCATATGCTGCAATTTCTCAGATAATTAAAAAAACCTTTGGCGATGATGGAACTCCATATTT